TACCATTGTCAAAATGCATTGAAGTTACTATAATTGGGTCTGTTGCATATACACCTTGACTTGTCCATTCATTTAAAGTGGTTCTATTAAACCAGTTAGATGGTCTCTCATCAAATGTGTGGTTACCAGTTGTAAAATCATAACCAGAGTCTTGGTAATCAAAACCAACACCCTCGTCCCAAAATTCTGTTATTTTAAAGATTATTAAATCAAAAGAAGTTGCTCTATCTCTTGAGGTACTTCTGTTTTTACCTTTTAGTCCCTCGTCACCAAAAATCGTGTTTGTTAGATGTAATGTGTGGTTAGTGGTGTTGGTTACAACCAATTCACCCGAGTTTACTTTATTCTGTAAACTGTCTAAATCTAATTTAAATATAAATTTAGAAAATCCAGAACCATAAAATATCTCAGTTGTTGGATTTTTAGAGGTATTAACAGCAGAATCCTTTATGATTGTGTTGTTTTTCTCAAAATATGAACGAAAATATGACATCTCTTTTTATTTATAAATATCAAATTAGTTGATTCTAATCGATTTATTTAAAATGTCATTTTCAAAAGAGGAATATAACCCCATTAATCTTTCGTAATTTGGGTCTCCTTTCACTAAAGGACCCATTAAATTATGTTTATGTCCGTTTAATAAATCTATAATTGCTCTTAACAATTCTAATAAATTTTCACCTCTAACAGTTGAGTATGTGTTTGGTCCAATATCCTTTAAATAATTTTCTTGGGTTAATTCATATTTGTCTAAATTGGTAAAATCAATTGTTTTACCTGAATCGTTAGTATCTGTAGATATAAGATATATGTTATCCGATTTCAAAGACGCAAAAGTCTGTTCCCCCGGAATGTTTGAATCTTTAAGAACGTTTTCTTTTTTTGTAACTGGAGTTACCGGCGGTGAAACCTTTGTTCTTGAAAATACCAAACCATTAATTGGACCACATCCTTTATTAATGGTTATTTTATTGAATATAGTTTTTCTTTCAGTTTTTTGGGTTGTGTCGGATAAAACTCTATTTTTACATTCACTTGTTGGTCTAAAATAAAAAGGATGTAAATCTCCTTCTGAGTATGATGTATTAAATTCATTAAGACTCTTTAAGTGTAATGTTTTTAAGACATCTCTTATTGTACAATAAGTTTCTTCGGTATCTTCGGTTGTAAAGGTAAGAGTTGCTCCCGTTGTTGTCCCATCTAAATTTAATAACTTATAATGGTCTTGAATTAAATCAACATCGGATAGTTTTGGGTTATCCGTTCTATATAAACCACCGAACGGCTTTGTTAATTTATAAACATATAAACTAACGGTTCTTGTTGTACCGCTAAATTTATCTATTGAATATTCTATAAGATGTGATAAGTCAGATATTGCAACGGTGTTCGTGGTTATTTTTTCTTCCTTAAATTCTTTTCTTTTACCAAATTTTTTAAGGTATAGTGTTGATACTTTATTGGACATTAATGGTTGATTTACCATTATTGTTTTTTGACCCGTCGATGCATAGTCTTTGGCGATTAATTTACCACCTCTAAGTTGTACACCATTTTCTGTAAAAATAACATCAGAACCGTATTTTCCATAAACACCAAAGTCTGTTGTTTTTGCGAACGCAGCAACTGATTTAGGATTTTTATATCCATCTGCTTTAGTGGAATCCATAACCGCAGGTCCGTGTTTTGCTGAAACTCCATATGTTGTATTTTCAACCTGTGCGGAATGTGTTTGTGAATTATAGTCAAACATTGTTGTAAAAGGACCGGCAATATATTCTGTATTTACAGTATCTTTATCAGGATTGTAATTTATAATTTTAACCGCTTGACCTTTTTCTGGAATAAAATTAATATTTGTTGGTAGGAATGGATATGCTAAAAATAAATCATTATCATCCCATTTTGTGTATTCTAAAGCCTTTTCTTGTTGACTAACCCAAGAACTATATCTAACGCATCTAATTGCACCTAAACCAGCCGGATCAAAATTATCAACACAAATACCAATATCTATTATTTTCATTTCTTAATTCTTTTCTCTATTTCATTATTTACATTATTATATAAAATTTCAATAGATTCTAAATGTCTTGTTAAATCTATAATTAAATTTTTTGTTTTTTCGTGTTCACCATATAATTCATTAACCACAACAAATAAATCTTTATTTGATTTATTTTTAGGGTCTTTTGCTATTTCAATTAAATTTTCTTTTTCCATGTTAAAACATTTTTCCTGAACTTGTTATAATACCCGGTGGAATTATAATTGGTAATCCAAACGGTGTTGGTATAATAACCTCTTGTGTTGATACTTGTATAAAACTGTTTGCGTCGTGTTCTTCGGTTTGACCATCAATTACAGATTTAACTAATGCAGTTAAATTATTTGATTCTCCAAAAATTGGACCTGTACTAATTCCAGAAGATTCTAATTTTTCAGTAATATTTAATAACGCTCTATCCGTACTAAAACCAGGTAAATAATGAGACAACCCTAACAAAAATCCTGGCACTTGAGCACCTCCAGTAAGACCTCCAGTAATACTAGAAATACCACCCTTTAAGGCTAAATCTATTGATTGAGATATAATTTTAAATAATGAATCACAATTATCTAACCCCAATTCTAATAATTTTGTTAATAGTGCAATTAACGATGTTATAATAAGATAATAACGTTTTGCTTTATTTTTTAATATTTTTAATGCTAATCTTTGTAAGAAATTTAATAAATCTATTTTAACTCGTTTCCAAAACTCAGATAAAAATTTCCAAAGTAGATTTCTAATAATTTCATTAAATAATTTACTCAATTTTTTCATTATTTCTTTTGCGGATTCAACCAATCCCCCAACACCAGCAACAACTGATTTGTATATAATAACAATTGGTAGCATATATTTCGGTGCCAATACGGAACCTATTAATGCCTTTGGTAAATTTAAAATAAAAGTGTTTAATAATGATAAATGAAAATTATCTGGCGGTATAGACGAGTCTGATGTCTCATGTGCTGCAGCCGCGGCATTTAACAATGCATTATTAACAGCATCGTTTAAATTTTTCTTATTTGATAAGTAAACAAAATCTTCAAAGTGAGAGGTGTCAGCCACAGATTCAAAATTGTTACAATCTTTAAATCTCAATACTTTTTTATATCTCGCACTTTCATCATCCAAATCAATACCCTCAACATTATCAAAATCAAAATAAAATTCAATGTCTTCATCATTTTCATTAAATTCAGTGGTTGGATTTTGATTTGTACCTGTAGATGTTGGGTTGTTACATAATGCACATAATTTTGCCAATAATCTATTTAATTCATTAAAACCTTTATCAAATAAAGGAGGTTCGGTACCATCTCCTTGTAATGTCATTAACATTGCTGTTTTTGTAACACCACTGATGTCTAAAAACTCTATATTAGTGTAGTATGTTGTTAAAAATTCATCAACTTTGGTTACACTAAAATTATCAAATGTATATTTTTGAGTTGATGCATTCCAATTAATGTCAAATATTGGGTCGGGGTCCTTTGTATAAAATGTTTGTGGTGAAGTAAAACCACTATAAAGTAATTGGTTCATTTTAACTAACCCTCTATCTTTATTATCTTCGTAAACAATTTTACCACTATTACTAACGGGTGAAACTGTTAATACATTCATAAAATCAAATTCAGAAGGTGATATGGTCACACTACTAATTAAAGATTTATTTGTACCACAAATACCGTCTCCGGCAAATAAAACCTTTTTAACACTATCCATAACAATCTGTTTTGAACTTTTTAAAGTTTCATTTATAGAATCGTTTGTGTGTTGTCTAAGTCTTTGTTTGTTTGTACTTTTTTCGTTAATCTCTATCTTATTGTTTGTTCCTAAAAACCCCTCAACGGTATCGATTAATTCACCAAAAATATCCTTGTTGTTCTCTTTTTTCTTTTTTCTTTTTTCAGCAAAATCTGAAAGTTTTTTACCAAAAAGGGCATCAGTTGTTGGTAAGTCCTTTAAGAATTTATCACTTTTCTCATTGAAACTTTTCTCACCGTCGTCGGCAATTCTCTTAACCGCATCAATTTTGGCCTTTATTTTGGACTTCTGTTCTTTTATTTTAGATGCCATTATAATCTATAGTTAGTTTCGTTTTTATTGTCACCGTCATTAACCAACTTATCCAATAAATCTCTATCCTCCTCAGATAATGTTAATTTACCCATAGGTCCACCTTTACCACTACCCGTTCCTTGGGTCTGTTTAAGGAGTGCACTTTGTAATTTTACAAGGGATATTTTCTTTTCGGTAAGGTCATTTAAAACCTTTTGTTGTTCTTTGATTACGGGACCAATAACACTCATATCTTCAGCATCTTTCATAAAAGAAAGCATTTTTTTCATAATAATTGAGGCGGTGTTTCGGTTCTCAACTACATCATTATATATCTCCTGCATTAAAGCCAATGCAGAATCAACATCTAATGATATTAAATTTCTTTGTGTTCTCATACCTATAAATAGATTTATTCTAAAAATCCACCCAAAATCCCGTCGTACATCTTTTTGAATTTTTTTAGAGATATTCTAATTTCTTTGGTGGAAAGGGATGTCATTTCTCGTAATGATAATAAAATTAGGTTTTTGTTAAATTTATTACCGTCACCAACTTGGAATATTCTATCAAAATTATTAAAAATTTCAAGTAACGCATAACCTAATTTCTGTTCGTTATCTGTTAGGTCTTCTTTTTCCATAAACTCCTCTAAGGATATTGTTAGTTTAATAATAACATCCCGATAGTCTACGATATACTCATCAATAACATAGGATAAATCCGTTCTATCCTCAATGTCAGATGATATATCATCATAAGAAACTTGTCTATTCTGTTCTTTTGTGTCTTTCTGTATTGCCCCCATTAGGTAGTTTTTACAGATTGTCCCAAAATAGGAGTATGCTTTATGATTTTTTGTGTGATCAAATTTGTGAATTTTAGTAATTAAAAACGACATTGTATCGTTATGAATTTCCTCAAATTCTAAATCTTTTCTGTAAAGTTTATAACGTCGAATAATTGATTCGACCATTATAATTAGGGGTTCTCGTAAATATTCGTTGAATATCTTGTTTTTTTCTGCATCGTCACTACTTTCAAGGTAACTGACTACCGCCTTCTCTTGATCCTCCCCAAAATAAATTTTTTGGGTACGTTTTCTCGGCATTAAGCTGGTTGATAATTTACATCTCGTTTATTTTTAAAGAAAAATTCTTTCTTTGCTGTGTCCAACCAAAATTTAACTTCGTTTTCAGATAGAATCATTTTTTCCTCATTTTTATATTTCCAAAATAATGAATCTTCTCTTAGATTTACGTGTTGATATCCCGCCTTAGGAACTGTCATTATTCTAACACCATTGTGTGTTAATCTTAATAAGAATTCATAAACAAATGTTAATTTAATATTTTCTTTAAATTTACCATTGTCTTTAATGACTTGTGTTTTAAATAATCCACCGCTTGTTTGATAATTTTGGAAATCTAATAAAACTTCGTTATCGATAAATCCTTGCATATCGGTAAAACCATATGCCCAAGCAGATTCATTAGTATAATTAATAAATTTACCCTCTACATTAATATCTTTAACTATTGGTAAAAATACAGAAACATCTGTAAAGACTTTACTATATTCGTTCATTGATTTTAACCAAACTGGTTTAAATTCGTCATCAATTTCTAAAATTGTAAACCATTCAGTATCACAATTGTCAATACCTAAATTTACTTGTGAACAAAAATCGGTCTCACCTTTATTTGTAACAATCGTTATTTCTAATTTATTTGATAAATCTTTTAAATCTTTTTTTAATGATGTTGGACAAACAATAGAAACTTTTACATCATTATGAAAATCTTCGACTGATGATAGTGCGTTATTTAACATTTCCTTATAATCATCAGATAAGGTATGAATTGGTAAAATTACTGTTATATTTTTCATGCTGTAGTTTCTTCTTCTTTTAATTTATTAAGTGCATTCTCGATAGATTCCACTCTTTTATTTATTAGTGATTTGAAAATTGATAGTACATTGTTTTTTGTTATATCAAGACTATATGGTAATAAAGTATCCTTCATTTTTTCCTTAACCTCATCACTTAATTCAACTCCTTCAACCCACGCCAATACATAAGTTGCTAATATTTCTACCAACTTATTGATATCATATGTCCACATTCCATTTTCGTCTAACCATTCAGGTTCAATATTTGGTATTTTACCAACAACAGGAACTCCACATTTCATCGACTCCAATGGGAACGTACCAAACGTAGAGTCATCGTCAACCCAAACAGAAACCATACATTCTTTTAATGCGGTTGCAAATTCATCATAAGATAATTGAACCATATCTTTAAATGTTATCCAACGTAATTGTGGGTATTTTAAATAAAATTCAGATATGATTCTTCTATGAATTAATCTATCTCTTGAACTAATTGCAATATATGGTTTTAATGGTAATGATATTGGTTTGAAATTTTCACCTATAATTGGAGGGATAACAAAAACTAAAGATTCTGGAAATATATCTAAAATATATTTCTTAGTTTCTTCTGTTGTTGTAATAACTCTATCAAAACCATAATCACTCCAACGACTACCAATTGGTAGATTTTCAAAAATATAATCTTTTTGTTGTATTAACATTACCTTTACACATTTAACGCTAGATAATTGTTCTAATGCGTTTGAATAATATTCAGGTACTACAAGTACGTCATCTATTTTTATTTCTATTTTATCTTCTTTGATTGTAACAACACTTAATTCGTCATATGTGCTACCTAACCAATTACTAACTCCAGTATAGCTTTTATCCTCTACTAATATTTTAACATTGTAATCGTTTTGTTTCAATATCAATGCCATATCGTAGATATGCTTTACAGATGCTCTTGCGTTATTTCTTGTATCATATGTTAAAAAGTATATGACATTTTCTTTTGTTGCGAGTCTTCCTAATGAGGACTCTAATTTTTCAATGTTTTCTTTATTATTCATCGTCTTCGTTTAATTCTTCGATTAAGATTTTATATTTTATTAGGGTGTTAAATGCTATTTTAAATGATGTGGTGGTTGAGTTTTGTGCAAACGCACCCATCTCTTCATCAACATCATCTACCTCACCTAAGATTCTTTCTAAACACATTTTAATAATTTCATATTTGAAAATGTTTATTTCTAAAGTATCTTCTTCTTCTTCAGTTTTTATTTTGTTTCCTGTTCTACATTTTTCTGTGATTCCGTCAAGGTCAATGTAGTAGTATTTTCCGAAAATTTCGACCATGGTTCTTGTATTTCAGTTAATTTAGTTATTTCTTTATTATAAGTAAAGTGTCCGTTATATTTGCTATTGAATTTTATTCCTGTTTTATTTTCAGGACACGAATCTAAAATTTGTTTATTATCAGTTATCCAAGCATCACATAAGTCCCACGTATTTTTAATATCCTCAGTTTTAATAAATTTTATATTATTACCAAGAAAACCATTTTTTGATAGAAAAAATAAAGTAGCGGGCTTTGCTTTACCCAATTCATTTAAACCAACCAACGTAAAATTATGTTCTTTATTTTCGAACAACAATTTATGTAAATCGGTAAATGTTGTTGAATAACTTAAACCAGCGTGACCAAATATCTCAATAGGATATTCCATAAAAAGAAAAAATTCGAATTCGTCTTGTGATTGAAACCTATAATGATTAAACAAATCATCATTTTTAATTGGCTCAACAACACCGTATTCGAACTTATTTTCGTTCTCAAAATCAGATGCTAGATATGCATCATTATAGTGGTAGTCAAATTTTTGTATTGTGTTTCTTAAAACACCATCGATACTAATGAATATTTCCATATAAGAAATATAACATTATCGAGATTATAAGTAAACCCTATTCGTATCTATTTAGTATTTCACCGATGATTGGATTTCGTACAATATCCTCCATACCAAATTCAAATATTCCAATCCCCTTTACATCTTGTAATCTTTTCTTTGCATCAAATAAACCAGATTTTGTTTTATCTCTAAATTTATCCGATTGCTCAAGATCACCTGAAATAAAGAATTTTGAATTGTATCCAATACGAGTTAATAACAACTTAATTTGAGATGGTGTAGCGTTTTGGGCTTCTTCAAACACTAATATTGTATTATCTACGTTCCACCCTCTCATGTACGCAAGTGCCGCCACTTCAATATAACCCATATCTTTTAAAGTTTCACGAGCCTCTTTACCGATAATCTTATTTAAAAGGTAATATGATGGATAAATGTATGGGTCTAATTTCTCTTCTAAACCTCCCGGAAGGGACCCTAATTTCTCCTCAGCTTCAACTGCGGGTCTAACTATAATTATCTTCTCATACTTGTTAGAATCGTCGTATAATAGGTCTACGGCTCGTTTCATCGCTATGTAGGACTTACCCACACCCGCAGGACCGAAACATAATGTAATTTGATTTTCTCCAAGAATGTCCCAATAGGTTTCTTGATTCTTAGTTAGGAACTTTTCTTTTGGTCTTTTTATTATTTGTCTAATCTTATCTTTATGAGATATTTTCTTATCTTCAACTACAACGGGAACTGAGTAGTTTTTCCCAACCTTAGGTTTTAATGCCAAAACTTTTAAATTTTAAATTTCAATTGTTATTTTATATAAATATCTCACTATTGACCTGTGGACCCAAATCCACCCGTTCCTCTTTCAGTATCGGATAATTCATCTGATTCGACCATTTTAACTTGTGGGTAGGGTAATATAATAATCTGAGCACCCCTATCTCCTACTTTGTATTTAATTGAGTCTAATCCGTTCGTTTTCTTGAATGTTGCCTGTATTTCACCTCGATACCCACTGTCAATTACACCCACACAGTTTGATAAAATCAAATCTTGGTTACGTACTGATGAACGCGGAAATACTAAACCAACGAAATTTTTTGGAATTTCCATTGAGATTCCAAATCCATAGGAAACACTAAAAGATGTGTTTTCAATTTCTCTTGTAATTGTTAAATCCATACCAGCATCACCAACTTTAGAATAAGATGGTATAACGGCATTATCACTCAATTTTTTAACTTTAACAATTAATGAATTATTATATATCGGTGTTTCTTGAGTTTCATTTTTAATGTCGGTATTAATTTTATTTAAAACACCATTTAATTCATTAATAAAATTAAAATCCAAATCATCATCATTAGATAATTCTGTTTCAAACTCTTTTAATTTTTTTATATAGTCCTCAATTTCTTTTTTATTCATTTTTTAGTTTTTTTTCTAATATCCATTTATCTAATTTCTTAACTCTCTCTTTTAAGTCATTATCTTGTGGTCTTAAACAACACTCGACAAATACATCCGTTACACGTTGTAATTCCTCAAATGTAACTTGAACACCAACTGTATTAAGGTATTCTAAAGCCATTTTACTTTGCGATTGTCGCATTATCTGTATATCTCTACCGTAGAAATCCATAATTCAGTTGGTGTGTTTGTTATTAAGCCTTGTAATATTCCGGCGTGTTCTTTTTGTCGATAACACATTCAATTGCCATTTTTGCAACTGAAATACTTTCGCTTGTTCGAACATCTCCGGCTCTATATTTTGACGCAACAATTGTCGCTTCTTCAACAGTTTCCGCTTCGATAATGTACTTTAATTTTTGAAGACGGGCGTTTCCGTTTCTGTCCATTTGTTCGGTTTCATAACCGATAGTTACTAAGTAATGCATACGTGTTTGTTTTATTTATTTATAATTGATTTGAAAAATTCTACTCTATCTTGACACACTTTTTTTAGTGAGTATGTGTCTTTAACTGTTTCATATAAACGGTTTCCTAAGTCTTCAATCATATTTGGATTTTCAACTAATCGTTTCATATGTCTCGCCCAATCTTTGTGATTCTTTTTTGTACCTACCAATAATGCGTTTCCTTTATCATTAAAATTACCTTCGTTTACCGCAGACAATAAATCCAAAGTGAATGGGTCTGTATCACTTGCAATCAAAGCCTTTTTATAAAAACCAGCTTCAATGACTTTTAATTGTGATTTATTTGCATTAAACACAGATTCAACTAACGGAGCCAAAGATACGTCAAAAGTGTTATAGTTTGTTGCATATGTGTTTATTTCTTTTGTCCATCTTCTTCTATATGGTTCATTTTCATCATCATATGGAATTTCCATAAACGTATTAAGATATGATTTATATTCTTCACTTAAAACTTTATAATCATCTGTAAAGAACTTTTCATATTTGAACCAAACAGTTTCATGTGGTTTAATTGGTCTATTTCTACGATTACCTTTATCGTCAATTTCCATTACATTACCTCTTAAATCAAATCCACATAAAACAAATTGTACTTTATCTTTAAATAAATTATGTGTCGCGGAAATACCACTTGCCATTAACTCAATATCGTGTAAATGTGATGACCCACCTAACCAACCGAATCTAACTTTATCTGATTTAATTGGATTTAGTTTAAACTGAGGTTCTTCATTGTTCACGGCATTTGGAAAAATAACAATGTTTTTAACACCTAATCTTTCTTTAATTGTTTTAGCAAAGATGGAAGTTGTTGTGGAAACATAATCGGCAATTTTAAGTAACTCGATTTTTTTCTCACCCATTTTAGAAATTTTTATTTGTTGGTACATTGGATGTCTTTGGTCAACAAACCATAAATCATCAATGTCCATTACAACTTTAATTCCTTGTTTCTTTAACCATAAAACTCTATTAACGTTATCTTCGTGAGTTGTTTGGTGTATAAAACTATGAAACACAACAATGTCATAATTTAAAAACGCTTCATCATTATTTTCAACATTATATGAAATGTCAACATGAAATTCATCCATGTGATTATCACCAATATATTTGTATGGATCCATTATCCTAAATTTACCCACACCATGGGCATCGGACGGAATAGCTAAAATTCTCAATTTTGACATTATGTTACTTTATATGTCTAAAATATAACTAAAAAAATTGGAAAAACAAAATTACTTGGCTTTATTTACGCCAGTAATTTTACCCTTAAAAATAGAATCACCAACTTTTAATACTAAATTTTCATTTATAGTTGATGTTGTTTGGGCGGTTAGAATTTGATTTAATTTTTCATCCAATACTTTACGTATGGTGTTTTCAATAAGAACCGCAATTGCACCCATATCAATATTACCACCTGAAGATTGTTGTCTTTGTGGTTGTACTTGTTGTTTTTTAGTTGCAACACCTTCTTGTTCCATTAATCGTTTTGCTCCCTTAATAAAATCCATATCAAGAGTATCGTTTAATGAAATTTGGTTCATTTGTTGTATTGGACTTTCAATCATAGCCCTTTTAATTGCGTCGGGTAATTTAGAATTTTGTATTTTATCAATTGAAGGGGAACCTATTGGTCTTGTTGGAGTTGATTGATATTCAGTATTGTTCATTACATCTTCAGGAGAAGATAATAACATAGATTCATTAACGTGACCTCTTTCATAATCTCCTCCATCTACTTTATTCATAACTTTTTTGGCCTGAACTAATTTTTTCATTAAATCGTTTTGTGATATACTTCCTTTACCTTGTGACATGATAATAATATTTTCTTTTTTAATTATAACTATTTTTATAGTAACATTAAACTCTTAATTCTTTTTAAATTTTCTTGAAGATTGTTATCCTCCTCAGGGTTTTGAGTTGGTTTATCTTCTGGTTTTGGTTGTGGTAAGTCCTCTGGTTTTGGTTCTTCCTTAGGAGGTTCCTGTGCTTTTGTTGGTTTTACTTCTGGTTTTGGTTGAGGTAATTCTGTTGGTTTTGGTTCCGGTGTTTTAACTTGTGGTTGGGGTTTTTCAACATTAACATCAGGTTTTTCAATAGGTGGTTTAACTGTGGTTTTTGGTTCAACTTTTGGTTGTGGTTTTTCGACTTTTTTGGTTTTGGGTTGTTTAGTCCAATCAGTTGTTACATATGTAACACTTAATCCATTGTCATCACCTTCTTTATAACCCGGTCTCTTCTCGTTAAAAATTTCATCGGTCACATTAGTTCCACTCATCCTACTCAACATAAACGTTCTCCATCCATGTTTTGCAAACCCCTTTTTTGAGGTTGATGGGGGTTGAACATATGCTCTCATAACCAAATTACCTTTTTTACTTAATCCTAATGCAACGACTTCTGCCTTTACTCTATAACCCGGTTTCACACTATCTTTTTTAGGTTTTCTTGGTCCAGAATAATAAAACGTAATTTTTTTCCTATTTTTGATGGCATCAACAATAGGTTTCGTTTTAGTTGTTTTAAGTATAGATTGTTCTTCGATTATGTCAAAGATTGTATTATTTAACATAAATTAAAAATCAGGGTAACCTTTTGATTCATTGTATTTATTTCTAGCAACAACGTCAGTTCTTGTTTTAATATCGGTTAATGAACCAACTTGTCCGTTAACATCACCTTTACCAAATTCATCCCCATCAGATAGGGCGTCCTTATTAACAGATGAATATTCATTACCGTTGTTGTATCTATTTCGTCCTAAATTATCGATTCTGTTTTGTATATCAATGGAGGAACCAACTTGTCCATTAACGTCACCCTTACCCTTTTCGTCTCCATCAGACAAGGCGTTCTTATTAACTGAAGAATAACCGTTACTACTATTGTAACTATTCTTACTAATAACTTCTTTTCTAAGTTTTTCTGCTAAAATTTCTAATTGTGTTGCCATATTAATATGATATTAATTTTTTAAATTTTTGAATTTGTTCAAACAATCCAAGAGATGATATTGGACTTATTGTATTTTTATGTGAATTACTTTTTAATAAATTGGTTGGTATTTTAAAAGTTTCATCTTTAGTATGTGATTTAAGATGACTATTCTTTCTTTCTCCACCTATACTACCAATTTCATCAGCTCTTTTTCTTGCGTCTTTGACATTACTAACTAAATCTCTTTCTCCCTGTAAATGTTGTTTAGACCACTTATCCATTAAATCTCCGCCGGATAAATCATATTTAACCCTATCTACCGACTTATCCATTTTTTGGAAATCGTGGATAATTCTTTTAAGTTGACCATATTTTACAGTTTTATCTGTTAAAAGTTTTTGTGCTCTTTGTACACCATGTACGTGTTGTCCACCCAAACTCTTAATAGTGTGATTAATTTTGTCCAATATGTTTTGAGGTATGTTGAATACCCTATCTTTTAAATCTTTATTCATTATCTTTTAAATGTTTCATAATATCATTAATTGATAATTTATGACTATTCATTGTATTTTTCAATGATTTTAATTGTTTTAAAACAATTGGGTTAATTTCTTTTTCTTCTGTTTGTTCGTCTTTTGAAACGATTTCATTGTCTTTTGCCCTTTTAGATAAAACACTTTCGATATATTCCTCCATGAATTTTTTAGGATTCTCAACCAATCTTACCTTATCCGCGGGTAATTTTTTATCATAACCCATTTGAGCTAACCTATCTTCAGCTTCAGGTTCATCTAAACCTAATTCACCTTTAAAATGGTCTTCAGCATCCTCATAATCAGCATCTTTTGCCATCGTGTCGTCAAATCCTAACGCTTTACTCATATCCGATTCAGCCCAATATCTCATTGTTGATCCACCAACATTAGCCATTCTACCCATAGAACCATGAGCCGCCTTTGCAACATCATCACTTGTTTTCTTTTGTGTGACACCTTTCGTATTAAAATCAGTTGGTTTTTTGCCTGTAGCAATATTTCCGTATTTGTCTACAATTTCATCGACCTCTGTCTCTACCTTATCAGGTATTTCGTCATAATTTGTTTTATCAGAGAATTCCTTAGCCCATTTACTCCATTTCTTCTTTTCTTTCTTAGGTTTACCCTTTTCATTCGCCTTAGCGTAGAAGAACCTTTGTTGTGCTTTTGATGCAAATTTCTCCTCAATTACCTGTTTTATAAAATTATTCATCTAAATCGGTTTTATTATAAATATCAAATCTTATGAAAGATATTTATAGAAACATGAATAGACAGAATATTTTAAATTTTTATGGGTTAAAATTAGATTTAAGGTTGGATTCTTCCGAATTATATGATTTTGAATTATCAAAAGACGTGAATTATGATTCCGACGTTTTAGATTTAACAAATGAAATTATATATACAGGATTAACAATAGATTCTTCATGTTATACCAATTTTACAACTCCGTGGTCAATACCAATTAACGAGAGATATACAGGTCATACATGTAATTTCAACATTAGAAGACGTACTGAAAAGGGTTGGACTTTGGATTTTGTTTTTAATAAGGAGAATATACCTTGGTCGGGTGGTACTACATTTTACTATTGGGGTATTAGTGGGGAAACGGTACAATCTAACTATGCTGACAACAACCTTTCCTTTTCGTTTACGGATGACCGTAGAATAAAATGGGAATCTTATAGGTATTCTGGTTTATGTGATTCAAGTTCGGGTTATACTGAGAGTTATTATATATCTTCAGGACAAACCCCTGTTTTATGTAGTGGTGGTACTTCAATGGATTTTAATATAACCATTACTTTCGACAGATATAAACACTACGAAGGTTGTGAGATTGAAAACGACGGTGGGTGGAACGATTTAATAAGAGGTCCATACCCTATTTCTTATACTGGGTCATCAACCGGAACTACAACAACTCAAATAACAACTGGCTATACCATAACAAACTCAATAGATGTATTATCGGGGGCAACACCAACATATGAATTTATTGAGAAATTAAATAGAGAGTGGGCTTCAGAAAAACAGAGAAGGTTGGGTACGTTAAAGATATTTTTAAATGGAAATTTAATTTATAAAGTAAAAGATTGGGAGGAAATAATACCTTCACTAAGAGAATCTGAAAATAAAATTGTACAAATATGGGGTGGAGGAACCAGTGGTATACAATCATTACATACAGGGAATACACAATTTAATGTTTATCAAATAAAATATTTTGAAGAACCATTAAATTTCCCGAGAGTAAGACACCATTATCTGACCGAAATAAAACCAAATTTTGACATTGTTGAATGTTATGAAGATTGTTTAGACACATTAAGTGGTGTATTTTCAAACGCATTACTGACAGAGGATGGTGAAGACATAATAACTGAAAATAATAATGATATCATACTATTTTAAACTATTTATTTAAATGGCAGGAAAAAAAATAACAGAACTATCTAGTTCAATTGCTCCAAGTTTAACCGGAGTTACCGCGGTTGCATTTGGTGGTACAACATATAAATCGACATTATCCACACTTAGACAAACGTTAGTTGATAGTGGTTCACATTATTTTACCGGTAGTCAATATATTAGTGGTAGTTTATCGTTAACAGGTTCATTAAATGTTACTGGCAGTGCAAATGTAAACGGAAGTAATATTATGTCATCAAATACCGTTAATAAACTCGAAACTATTACATCATCATCATATGCATCGATAACACCAGTTAGTGGTACATTGTATATTATAATAAATTAAAATGAGTTTATTTACAAACGCATCAGATATTAAGTTTAATGGTAACACACCATCTTTTGTTTATTTAAATGGAAACATAATTTGGTCTTCGGTTGTAACTCCAATACTTACTCAAAGTATTACACCAACTAATACTATGACACCAACCGGAACGGCAACCCCCACACCAACTCAAACACCAACTAATACTGTTACACCAACTCAAACACCAACTAATACTGTTACACCTACCGGAACACCAACTCCAACTCAAACACCTACTATTACTTTAACACAAACAAATACAGTAACACCGACCAACACACCCACACCAAGTATTACTCCAACAATTAGTTTAACACCAACTAATACGGTAACACCTACAAATACCATTACTCAAACACCAACTCAAACACCAAGTGAAACTCCAACGATGACTCCGTCGGAAACACCAACTCAAACACCAAGTGAAACTCCAACGATGACTCCGTCGGAAACACCAACACAAACGCCAACACAAACGATAACTCAAACACCAACAAATAGTCAAACTCCAACGGTAACTCCTTCTGAAACGCCCACAATGACCCCATCAGAAACACCAACCATGACACCAACTAATACAGTAACACCAACACCTAGTATTACACCTACCATTACTTTAACACCAACGATGACTCCGTCGGAAACACCAACAATGACACCAACAATGACACCAACAATGACTATGACGCCAAGTCCAACATCACCAATGGTAGTTACTAGTGAATGGTATTTAACGGGCGATGAGGGTTTATTTTTTGGACAGACGAGTGCAACTTTCGATGGTAATGGTGAATCACTTTTCACATATAATCCTACAGGACAGCCTAGTGATATAGTTGTTACATATAATCCTAATTTTATTAGTAATACATTTGTTATACTTCGTTTTAACACCAAAAATAGTGCGGGTGTTGATTATTTATCATTATTTCAAAGCATTAAAGATAATGGAGGTACAGTGTCATTAACACAAGGTTCGAACACCGCAAGATATTCACTTGCTCCGGGTTTTAACTATATATTTAATCAACCAACATATAATACATTTATTATATCTGAGACAGGCGGAGTAACACAAACACAAGATTCACCTAATCCATTTGTAAAGAATTTACCAATAACAATAACATTTAGAGGATAAATAATATTAAAAAAACAATATTTATAACATATGGAATTCTTTATAAGACAAGGGGCATCTGACCCAATATTAAAAATGAGGATGATTGATGACGGTAAAAACGACAAATCATCATTTAATGATATGCTCGAAAGTGCAGACATCACATTTGAAATGTCTGACGTTAAAACAGGGGAACCCGTAATATTGAATAGTGATTGTTTAGTGACAACGAGAACAAAATTATATAACCAAACAACCGAGGAATATTATATTACACATAGATTTACTGAAACCCAAACTTCAGAAATGGGTAAATTTGAGGGTAAAATAACTATACAATTTTTAGACACAAACGGAAACCCAACAACAAAATTGATATTACCCGTTAAAGAAAAATTATACATCAACATTTTTTAATACCGATTTTAATTCTTATATTTACAGATGAAAACAAGGCAAACTACTGATTTTCAGTAAGCTAATACGTCACATTTAAAAAAATTATAAGATGAAAGAAGTTATCTCTCAGGAAGTTATAGAAAACTTCCTTAACGGTGGCGACCCCGAAGAGTTCATTGTCGGAGTCGAATACGACTACCCCACCAACACAATTTACAAAATTATTCAGGACCCCGAAAAGGGAAAGATTGTAAAATCAGATTCATTTACCCCGTTTATGTGGGTTGGTGATTTATCAGGTTTAGGTTTTTACAATAATTCAAAATCCATACAAAAAAAACGTATGGGTGAATTTGGTATTCTAATTGAAAAATTAGATACTCATGGAGATGAACGACTTGAGTCGGGTATGAAATATTTGGTAAAAAGTCTTAAATCGTATACCGATTTAATTTCATTTTTCAGAATGGGTGGTATTAATCCGTGGGATGAAAAATATAGACAACATTTTACGGTTTTATCACCGGTAGAACAATATCTTGTTCAAACGAAAAAAAGATTATTCAAAGGTATTGATGATTATGGTGGTGTTAATCGATTTGTATTTGATATTGAAACCACAGGTCTTGACCCTGAAACTTGTGTTATTATATTAATTGGGGTTAAAGATAATCGTGGTTTAAACGTAACAATTCCCGCCTTTGGGGAAGACGGAGAAAAAAAATGTATTGAAAGATTTTTCCAATATATAAGGGACTTAAAACCAACAATCATTGCTGGTTACAACTCCGCATTTTTTGATTGGCCATTCATATTAAAACGTGCGGAAATTCTTGGTGTTGATGTTGATGGAATGACTCAAATTTTCACGTCCCAAGGAATGAAAGAAAAAGAGGGAATGTTAAAATTGGCAAATGAAGTTGAGCCATATAAACAACATATTATTTGGGGTTTTAATATCATTGATATTGCACATTCAGTACGACGTGCTCAAGCAATCAATTCTGAAATTAAATCATGGGGTTTGAAATACATTACCACATATTTGGAAAAAGAAAAACCTAATCGTGTGTATGTTGAAGGTAGTAAAATATCAAAAATATATCTAGATAATGAAAGTTATTATGTAAATCCAAAAACAGGTGGATATAAACAAATAGGTGAGCCAGGTACCGAAGATTTATTACGAAAATATCCTGGCAAGTTTGAGATATGGCCAGGTAGGAAAATTGTTGAGCAATATCTTGATGATGACCTTTATGAGACAATGGTTGTAGACGATTCATTTTCTCAATCAACATTTTTATTGTCAAAACTTGTACCAACAACTTATGAAAGGATTGCAACAATGGGTACGGCAACATTATGGAAAATCATTATGTTAGCTTGGTCTTATGAAAATAATTTAGCAGTACCATCTAAAGATGAGAAACGAGCCTTTACTGGTGGATTATCTCGTTTATTAAATGTTGGTTATGCAAAGAATATTGTTAAATTTGACTACTCATCGCTCTACCCATCAATTCAATTAGTGTATGATGTATTTCCCGCGTGTGATGTCATGGGAGTACAAAAATCGATGTTGAAATATTTCCGTAACATTCGTATTAAATATAAGCATCTTGCCAGTGAATTAAAAGATAGCGACCCTGTTGCTGCTGAAATGTACGACCGTAAACAATTACCAATTAAGATTTTTATTAATGCATATTTTGGTTCATTATCTGCACCACACGTATTCCCTTGGGGGGAAATGGATTCAGGTGAAACTATTACTTGCATTGGTCGTCAGTGTTTACGTATGATGATTATGTTCTATATGCAAAAGGGTTATAAACCTCTTGTAATGGACACGGACGGTGTGAACTTTGAAACACCTGATAGTGCATTAGACGCTGTGTATGTTGGTAAAGGTTTAAATGAATTAGTAATAGAAGGTAAAGAATATAAAGGTATTGAAGCTCACACCGCAGAGTTCAATGACATATTCATGAGAGGTGAAATGGGTTTAGATATTGACTACACCGCACCATCTTGCATTAACGTATCTCGTAAGAATTATATTATTAAATTAATTAAGAAAGGCAAGGAGAAAATTAAATTAACAGGTAACACAATTAAATCAAAAAAATTACAAACATATATTGTTGAATTTTTGGATGAAGGTTTTAAATATTTGTTAAATGGTGACGGACATTCTTTTGTGGAACTATATTACAATTACGTAGAAAAAATATATAATAAAGAAATACCATTATCTAAAATTGCAAATAAAGCTCGTGTTAAACAATCTATTAATGAATATAAAAAACACGTACAAAAAACAACTAAATCAGGTTCTTTAATGTCTCGTCAAGCACACATGGAATTAATAATTCAAAATGATTATCCTGCCGGTTTAGGTGATACAATATACTATGTTAATAATGGTATAAAAAAATCATCTGGAGATGTGGAAAGAAAAACTAGATGGACAAAAAAGGAAATGATTGAGTATTTTGAAAGTATTGGTAGTGAAATGCCGAAAGACCACGCAGTTATAAATGTTAATTGTTACATGATTGATGAAAAGGAAATTACAAATAATCCCGATTTAAAAGGTGATTATAACGTTCCTCGTTATCTTAGTAATTTTAACAAACGTGTTGAGCCTTTATTGGTTGCATTTAACCCAAACATTAGAGAAGATATTCTTATTGAAGACCCAAAGGATAGACAATACTTTACTAAATTACAATGTGAACTTGTTAATGGTTATCCATTAAAAGAAAGTGGACAAGATAAGTTTGATGAGGTAATGACACTTTCAGATAGTGAAGTTATTTTTTGGAATAGAGTGGGTAGAGATCCTTATTTTATGTATGTTGAAGATAGTCTAAAATTAGTTGACCAAAATTGGGTGGAACATAATAGAAAAGTGGTATCACTACAAGCTGAAAGTACAATCAGTAATGAGGATGAAATCATTGAAAATGATGGACACGATTACGCTTACCACGCAATAGAAGTTTAGATTACATTAAACGGACTTGGCATTGCTCTAAACTTAAGTGCTTTATTTAAATTCTCCGCTTCTGAACCTTTTCTTTCAAGAATTTTTTCAGGGCGGAGTCTTTCTAATCTAGCCATAAGTTCCTCAACCAATTTCATTCTTTCGTCTTTACCTTCAGTCAATAAAGAACTATAATCTAATTTAACAGCACTGTCAGGAACTTGTAAATCACCTGAGAATTTACCCCAAATACGACCTAATCCTTCTTTAGAATAACCTATTAGGTATTTTCTTACCCAATTTTGAGATGGTTTATTTAACTTATCCCAAGTAAGTTCTTCGGTCATAACATCAGAAGGTAATTTAATAACATCTTTGTTTTTTTGTAGACAAGTGTCTCTATCCATGGTATCATAATACCAATACCATACTTGATAGTTTTTATTAGCGTTATTACCAAAATCGTATTTTCCACCAGGCACGTTGTATAAGTGAATATATTTTTTACCTTCAGGTCCCGCAGTAATCCTATATGTTAAATCCCCACCAATTATTCTATTTTTAATACTTCTATCTTGCATTCTTAAAAGAAGGTCAAAAGCTGGTAACATAAAGTATGAACCTGAAGACCCAACCTGAGCAAATCCTCCCACACCACCAAAACCAACACCTCCAAGACCACCGAAACCACCTAAAAACGGGTCAACGATTGAATCGGTTAACTCGGCTCTTGTAAACCATAATAGTTCGTTTATTTCACGACCAGCAGGTATTTCATATGTTTGTGTACCACCTGTAAGGGTAAAAAAATCTTTTTTAAGTTCGTTATCACCACCGGCCTGTAAACCAACTATTTTGGAATATGAATAAGTGTATTGTGTCTCATAATCTAAACTTCTTGTAGTAAACGCTCTAGAAAGGGATTGTGTATCAACATCTAATCCGGCCAATGCGGACCATTGAGATTCAATCAACCAATCACTAACGTATTGTTCATATTCAGACAAGGAAAACTCTAAAAAAGTATCCATTTGTTCTTCAGTAAGTTCAATGCCACGAACGGGCATCCCCAATAGGTGAAAAACCTGTGTATATAATTTGTCCTTTTCAGATTGTGAAATAATTGTAGCCATAATTTGGTATATTTCAATAAATAGTTTATTTTTGGTATTATGACTACAACGAATAAACTAAATGAACTATTAATCCTTTGTGGAATAAATAATATTGTTTTTACATATCAAAAAGAGGAAGGCGGGAACTACGTCAACTTTAATGAACCTGAAAAAACAATAGTTGTTAACGTATCGGATTATGAAGATAAGGAGTTGGATTCTTTATTGGATAAAAAAATTGGTGAGTTAAAAGAGTTGTTTAAGTAAGTCCTTACTAAAGGATTCTGAATATTCTCCGTCACCCATTACTTGGTCAATAATCCCCTTTTTCTTTTGTAATATATTGTAAATTATTTTTTCTACCGTGTTTTCAAAAACGGGATAATAAACTAATACACTATTTTGTTGACCATAACGATATGCTCTATCTTCTCCTTGTGAGTGGTCAGCAGGTACAAATGATAAGTCATTCATAATAACAACTTCAGCAGAGGTTAATGTTATACCAACACCCGCAGCTTTAATATTACCAATGAAGACTTTGATTTTATCTTCGGTTTGGAATCTATCAACATTTTCTTGTCTCTTATCTTTATTCATTCTTCCATCAAGTGTTACTGAAACTTTCTTATATTTCTCATGTAACATATCTAATGACATTGTAAAGTTTGTAAATACAATTACCTTTTTACCTTGTTCTAAACACTTGTCAATCAACTCACAAGTATAAGGGATTTTTTCGTAAGCAATAAGTTGTCTAATTTTCATTAAACGATTTAACGTAACTGTGATTGTTTCATCATTTTTCTTATCGGTACTAATACGAGTAAATTCTTCTAATTCCTCATCATACATTTTACTAGTCAATTCAACAAACACTGGTGTAACAATTTTTTCAGGTAAGTCAAGAATGTCAGTCTTCATTCTTCGTAAAACAAGATTTTTCGTTCGTTCACGAAGTTCATCTAAATTACTTGCACCACTTGTATTCCAAACCTTACGATTACCGACATTGAATTGGTAACCTTTACAATATCTGCGAACATAGGATTGCCAATTTAATGCTAATGGTGATTCTACAATCTTTAATAAATTGAAATAATTAATTGGTCTTGATGTCATCGGTGTACCAGTTAATAACCAAACTTTTGGGATTGTTTCTAAAACATCATTTAATAAACGAGTTCTGTTTGCTGTGGCATTTGATATATAGTGAGCCTCATCTACGATTGCCAAGTCAAAATTGGCATTAACCAATAATTTATAATCGTCGCTATCTTCACTCTTGTCTGTAGTGTGGTAGTTTTTAATAATATCATAATTAATAATGTAGAAATCAAAAGTAGAACCCCATTTACGTCCTTCGACAATTAAAACTTTTCTATCTGAATAGTTTTTTATTTCCCTTTCCCAATTTATTTTTAATGATGCGGGACATACTATAAGTATCTTTCTTGCTTTACTTTCTAAAGACGCAATAACCGCAGATGTTGTTTTACCAAGACCCATATCATCCGCTAAAATAAATTTATCGTTCGCTAATAATTTTTCAATTGCAATCTTTTGATGGTCCATCGGGGGTCTTGAATTGTATTTGGTATAATCAATTACCCTATCTAATTTTTTTTCTTCTTGAACAACCGCCGCTTTTGGTAACCACATTGCACTTAATTGGTCAATTTCTAAAACCTTACCCCATATATGAAACGCCTTATCTGATTCACATAATAATTTTTCACACCAAATTTTGGTCGGTGGAGTTGTTAATAACCTATCCTCCATTATCTTTTCACCGAAAGTACTAACAATGTTAATATGTTTTCTGGCAATTTTTGGAGTTACTTCATGATATTTCTGTACATATTCAGATTGGGGTCTCGTTAACTTAAAATTCTTAACATCTTTAAATTTTCTTTTCCAATCTAATAATTGATTATTAGAACCTTCATATGTTGAAAGTATATTTCTAGCCTCAATTTCGGGAATCTTTGTTTCCATATTAAAATATAAATAATTAGAACGTAAGATTAAACTATTTATTAGGATATGAACAATAAATTACCAATTACCAGATTGTCTAAATTCTTCTCTCAAGACGACTTTGATATCAATATTCAAATGGGTAGGGAATATCTTCATGGGGATTTAAACATGAAATTAGTCCTTTATCGTGTCGATAGGAGTAAAACAGACAATGACGCGGTCTATGCTGAAGCGGGTGCGGATGAGATAAAGTACTTTCCACCTGTTGAGATTAATGCATTGGTTAAAATTGAAGAACCGAAGAATGTTACATATAAATCTGGTATGGTTAGATATAATGAGCCGGGAAATTTAACATTGTCGGTTTATATAACACATTTGGAAGAATTGAATGTGGATATTAAGTACGGTGATTATATTGGTTATCCCGATTCGGAGGAGAAATTGAGGTTTTATACTGTCTCAAATGATGGTAAGGTAACCTCAGATAATAAACACAAAATGTTTGGATTCAAACCACATTATAGAACTATAGTTTGCGTACCAACACAACAAAACGAATTTAGAGGAGTATAACATGGGAATACCTAAAAGAAAAAACAACATTGATGTTTATGGTGGTGCGAAAGAATCGTTCCAAGGTGAACGAGTTATGGAGAGAAGACAGGAATTATTGGATAGGATTACCAAGTCAGATTCCTATTTACCTGATTCTATACTTCATGATGATTTGGATGGTGGAATGTTAGATTTTATAAAAACAAATTTTGTTGTTGTATCTGATGGGAATCAAATCCCAATCATACCAAAAATACTTACAATACAAAGATGGGGTGAATTTGCAAACAATTGGGAGTTTTCTGATGACGATGGTAATGTTAAAGTACCATTTATTGCAATTATTAGAAAACCTGACGTTCAGCCAGGTACGAATCCTGTAACACAAAGAACAATACCTGATAGAAGAACATTCCATTATGCATCTGTCCCAACATGGAACGGAACACAAATTGGTGCCGACATATATAAAATGCCACAACCAGTTGCTGTGGATATAACTTTTGAGGTTACAATAGTGTGTCATAAATTTAGGGATTTAAATAAATTTAATAAAATTGTTTTACAAAAGTTCTCTTCAAGACAGGCTTACACATCTGTAAAAGGACATTACATACCAATAGTTTTAGAGGGTATTGAAGATAATAGTCCTATAGATACAGTTGATGGTCGTAGATTTTATATTCAAAATTATAAATTTGTAATGTTGGGTATTTTAATAGATAGTGAGGAATTTGAGGTTAAGCCGGCAATTAGTAGATTTTTTCTATTAAATGAATTTATAAATCAAAAACCAGGCAGTAAAAAATTTATTAATAAGTTAATTGATGTAACTGTGGCCACTTTTCCTGCTGATGGAATTCAAACACAATTTAGTGTTGGTGAAAGTATAGGAACGTTATTCAACGCATCGGTAAACGGTCTTGTACAAGAGAGGGATACGGATTATTTTCACGTCGCATACACATCAAAAATTACATTTTCTGAACCACCACCTGAAGGTAGTTCGATTGCCATAACATATTATAAGGGTAGAAATAGTGTAATTATCGACACTTATGGTTCCTTATTACAAGTTACAACGGAATATTTTACATATAATGGATCAACATTAGAATTTACATTACATAACTCCATCAATAGTATCATAACTGTAGACATAAACGGTCTATTACAAGAGGAAGGTTCAGGTTTTGATATAACTAGTGACCAAAGAATAACGTTGAGTGGTGCACCTGTAATTGGGTCAAGAATAGGGGTTACGTATCTTTATTAATCATCACCATACATGTCCTTCTTTTTTGGTTTACACAAGTCTTCTATAAATTTTTCTAAGACTTTGTAAATTTTTAATCCGTTCTTTTCACAATGGACTTTTAACATCTCGTGGTGTTTTTCACTGATTTTTACATTTTTCTGTTTGTTTTCCATAATGAAAGATAGTTTTAGATATAAAAAGATAATTTACTATCTTTTTTAAGAAAAGTACGGAAATCTTTGGTAAAAACAAAGATATTTATAGAATAACTAATAAAAATAATTAACCAAACAACAATCGATGGCAAATTCAAACAGAGTATTCGTTTCTCCAGGTGTCTACACATCTGAGAAGGATCTAACATTCGTGGCTCAAAGTGTCGGAGTAACAACATTGGGATTAGTAGGTGAAACCTTAAAAGGTCCAGCTTTCGAACCAATTTTAATAGGAGACTTCGACGAATTCAAAACATACTTTGGCGGTACCTCTCCAGAAAAATATGGAGACGGATCTAATAACCCAAAATATGAGTTACCTTACGTAGCTAAATCTTATTTACAAGAGTCAAACCAATTATTCGTAACAAGAGTACTTGGATTGACTGGATATAAAGCAGGTAAAACATTCGCAATAAAAACATTAGGTGGTATTTCACCAACAGGTGCTACTTGGGATTCAAGTTATAGTACGTCTGGAAGTACTACTATGTCTGCAACAACCGCAACAATTACCGGAAGTACAATATATGGTGAGTTATCGGGTAAAACTTCAACAGAAGGAGTATCTATAACAAGTTATATAGTATCAAATTTTAGTGGTTTTACAACTACAGATGACGGTAAATGGTTTACAATTGGTTTAATGCCTTCAGGTGTAACATTACCTAGTACGACATTACAAGTTGTATCGCCTTTAACAGGTAAACTATACAGTGAAACACCTAATAATAAAGAATGGTACAATACTTTCTTTAATTCAGGTGCAACAATTAATCAACTTTATTCATATAAATTTGCTTGGAATTCAGGTACTACTAGATTTGATGTTGTAAAATACACATTTGGTGCTGAGGTTAATACCGATTATGATAGTATATCTGTGGCAACATTAAGATCAAGAGGTCGTTATGCTTCAGAGATATTAACTTATGAAGTTACGGGCACCACACAAGTTTCATTGGCCGAAGTTACAGATATTGAATTAAATCCATTAGGTGAATTTCAAATTAATGTTACAGGAACAACAGGAGGTGCAAAATCATTTAATTGTACTTTAGATACAACGTCAACAAAATACATTAAAAAAGTATTAGGTTCTGATGTATTTGACAAGTCATATGAAGATTTTCCTCTTTATGTTTATGAATCTTATCCTAATTTAGTTAAATCCGCTTATGAAAGAGGATTGATTAGAGGTTTAAGTACAACTAAAGTTTTTAATGATGAAGGTTCTAACTTTTTAGGTCAATGGTCAACATCTTTATCTCCAATGGTGGTTTCAGAAGTTCGTGGTGGAAAAGTTTCAGATTTATTTGAAGTAATAACAATTTCAGACGGTGAAGGTTCTAACTACCAAGTTAAAATAACAATCCAAAACATTAATTTAGATTCAGGTGAATTTGACATTGTTGTTCGTGATTTTAACGATACTGATGACAATATGGTTGTTCTTGAAAAATATTCAAGATGTTCTATGAATCCTGACATGCCAGGTTTTGTTGGTAGAAAAATAGGTACCGCCGATGGTGAGTACGAATTACGTTCAAAATATATAATGTTATCTTTAGCTGATAATCATCCATCGGATGCGTTCCCTGCAGGATTTAAAGGATTTGTTAATAATGCAAACTTTAGTGGAACAACATTAGGTAGTGTAATTTATAAAACTGAATATATCGATGCTGGTGATGTAGTAACATATAACGCAGACGGTACTGAAAATATTGAGTCAGGTGATAAGGTAAAGAAAGTAATGTTAGGATTATCATCACAAGTCGGATTTGATAAGGATTTATTTAAATATAAAGGTACAAGTGGTACAACTGAAACTTTCGGATTCCACTTATCTGTTAATGCTACCGATATTACAGGAACTACATACCAATGTACACCTTACGATTTAGAAGGTATAACAAAAGGAGCGTTAGAAAATATTGCATATCGTAAATTTACATTTGCAACATGTGGAGGTACAGATGGTTGGGATATCTATAGAACATCAAGAACCAACACCGACGGTTATATATTTGGTAAAACAACTTACAACAATAATAAAACAACTGGTGCGTATAGTGGGGTGTTTAACGCTGATAATGGAAACTCTGACTATTATGCTTATTTAGACGCTATAAACACATTTGCTAACCCTGAAGCGGTTGATATTAACGTATTTGCAACTCCAGGTATTAACTTCCGTGACCATAGTTCTTTAGTTAATCAAGCAATTGATATGATTGAGAATGATAGAGCAGATTCATTATACATTATGAACTCTCCTAACATTACGGGAACAACCGCAGCTGCTGACGTTGTTGGTGAATTAGATACAGTATCTATTGATTCTAACTATTCTGCAACATATTGGCCTTGGATTCAAGTAAGAGATACGGATAATGCAACTCAACTATATATCCCACCAACAGGTGAGGTATTGAAGAATATCGCATTAACCGACAACGTTTCTTATCCTTGGTTCGCAGTCGCGGGTTATTCAAGAGGTTTGGTAAATGCCATTAAAGCAACCAAAAAATTAACTTTAGACGAAAGAGATGAATTATATAAGAATAGAATCAACCCAATTGCAACTTTCTCTGATACAGGTACAATTATTTGGGGTAACAAAACACTTCAAGTAAGAGAATCTGCATTGGATAGAATCAACGTAAGAAGATTATTATTGAGAGCAAGAAAATTAATTTCAGCAGTTGCGGTAAGATTGTTATTTGAACAAAATGACGAGCAAGTAAGACAAGAGTTCTTAAGATTGGTTAACCCTATCTTGGATTCAATTAAAAAGGAAAGAGGTTTGTACGAATTCAAAGTTACTGTTTCTAGTGACCCAGAAGATATTGATGCAAACACATTGAGAGGTAAAATTTATATTAAACCTACTCGTTCTCTTGAATTTATTGATGTTGAATTTGTAATCACTCCAACAGGAGCCTCATTTGAGAATATCTAATCTAAAAGGAGATATAAAAATAGGAAGGGGGTCTTTGGACCTCCTTCTTTATTTGTGGAACGTTCCACGTGGAACCTTTTGTATAATGATTGGATTGTTTTACTGCACCCAGTATATACTAGTATAATCTAGAACTGGTTATACTAGTATTTATTTAATATTGAATAAATTATTAAAAAATAGATATATTATTTATTACTGGAACTAGAATACTGGAGGGTTTGTAAAAAACTACGAAAAATAATTGATAAAATCAAGTACCTAACCAAAAATAAATTTATTTCCAAATAACACATATTTATAAGAAGTATAAAATAACAAAAAATTTAACAAATACAAAATGGCAGATTTACTAATGAAAATGCCGGTTCCTTACGAACCGAAAAGACAGAACAGATTTATTCTTAGATTCCCTTCATCTTTGGGAATTAACGAATGGTATGTATCTTCAACAAAAAGACCTTCAGCTAAAATTAACTCAACAGAGATTCCTTTCTTGAATACTTCAACTTATGTTGCTGGTAGATTCACTTGGGAAGAAATGAGTGTTACTTTTAAAGACCCGATTGGTCCTTCAGCTTCTCAAGCGTTAATGGAATGGTTCCGTTTACATGCGGAATCAGTAACAGGTAGAATGGGATATGCTGCCGGATACAAAAAAGACATTGAACTTGAAATGCTTGACCCAACAGGAGTTGTTGTTGAAAAATGGATTATCCAAGGTTGTTTCTTAACAAGTTTAAACTTTGGTGATTTAGATTACAACAACGATGCTTTAGCTCAAATTACTTGTAACTTGAGAATGGACCGTTGTATCCAAGTATACTAATAGTTTCTATTTAATATTAAAACCGATAATCAAATTAGTAAATCTGTCTAATGGGTTGTCGGTTTTTTTTATGCAAAAACTTTACTTTAATCTACTTATAGTTTAAATTGTACTATGGAAGAATTTAGAATTGACCCCAACATTGCTTATGACGTAGTTGAATTACCAAGTAGAGGTATTCATTATACAAATAACAAAAAATCGGTAAGAATCGCATACTTAACCGCCGCAGATGAGAATATCTTATCATCCCCAAGTTTAATTGCAACTAATAAAGTTGTTGACGAATTACTAAAAAGAAAAATTTTAGATAAAGATTTACCTATCGATGATTTGGTTGAGGAGGATAGACAAGCGATTTTAATATTCTTAAGAAATACCTCATTTGGTAGTGATTATAAAGTTACATCAACAGACCCAAAAACAGGAGAACAGTTTGATTTTGAATTAGATTTATCAACAGTAAAAACAAAAGACTTTAAATTAGTTGCAGATTCAAATGGTGAATATTCTTATTTCATGGAAAAATCAAAATTAGATATCACATTTAATTTTTTAAATAAGAAACAAGAAAAGGAAATAGACGCAATTAGAGATAGTTGGAACGGTAACGGAGTGGCTCCAATTATCACTAAACAACTTGAAATGATGATTAAATCGGTCGCGGGCAATAAAGACCTAATGAATATTAGAAACTTTGTTGAGAACATGCCGATTAAGGACTCACAAGATTTTAGAAAATTTATCAACGAAAATAAACCGGGGTTAGACTTAACCCAAACAGCAATCACCCCGTCAGGAGACACAATCCAAGTTGAAATTGGATTCGGGGTTGAGTTTTTTCGTCCTTTCTACGGATTATAAAAAGGGACAGTTAGACGAGATTTTATTTTTAGTTAAAAGAGGATTCTCATATGGAGATATCCTTTCTATGCCCGTCTATATCAGACGTTATTATATACAATATTTAATATCATTAGAAAATGGAAATAATTAAACATCTATTTATATGATATGGGATTATTAAGCAGAATACCTAGTGGAATTACAAATGAAAGCGCTTTCAAAATTGCGTTTGCCGACGCGTATCAAAAAGAATTTGGTAAAGCATATAAGGGAGACAGCTCCGATGGAGCATCATTAGCAGGTACATGGAAGTTATATAATGAAAAATTAGGTACAACAAATACACCAATAACGGATACCAAACAAAATTTTGGAAATAAGGCTGTTGATTTTGTAAGAGGAACAATAGACACACAAAAAACACAATCATCACAATACGCCGAAGGTGAAATGTTTAGAATTAGTAATATGTTAGATATTATTAATAAAAAAGGACAGGTAACTGGAGGACTAATGGGGATGGCTAGTAGATTGGTTGAAGAAGTTGGTGGTGGAATAGCAACTCAATTAAAACAAGAAGCTCAATTAAGAACAGATATCAACGAAAAAGTTGGTATGCAAGGGGAACTTTCAAAAGGTCTAAGAGAAGAAATAATAGACGCATATCCATCAACACTTAGATTAGGATATGGGATGCAACAACTAACTGATATGATGACAAACATGATGTCAGAATCGGGTAGATTTAATCTCATATCAAAAGAAACAATAGGTCAAGCGGCAGCAACCGCAAGGTCTTTTGTTGGAGATTTAAGTGAAATGGGTAGAGTATTTGGTCAATTTGAAAAAGTCGGTTTAGGTGCTTCAGACGCAACCAAGGCCATTGATACTGCTGGTAAATCTTCATTATCTTTAGGTTTGAATAGTAAAAAAACAACACAAGATTTAAGAGACAATTTAGGAAAATTAAATGAATTTGGATTTGCAAATGGTGTACAAGGATTAAATAGAATGGTTCAAAAGGCCAATGAATTTAGAATAAGTATGGATTCTGTTTATCAGATTGCGGATAAAGTGTTTAGTCCTGAAGGTGCGTTAGAATTAAGTGCAAATTTATCGGTATTGGGAGGTGCTATGGGTGACTTTGGTGACCCAATAAAATTAATGTACATGGCAACCAATAATGTGGAAGGATTACAAGACGCATTAATTGGTGCTGCGGGTTCATTAACCACATATAATCAAGAACAAGGTAGATTTGAAATTACAGGTGTTAACCTAAGAAAGGCCAAAGCAATGGCAAGTGAATTGGGTATATCGTATCAAGAATTGGCTAAAGGTGCAATAGCGGCTTCAGAAAGAACTGCCGCTGCGAGTGCTTTAATGACAAGTGGATTAGTAATGGAAGATAAAGAAAGGGAATTCTTAACTAACTTATCACAAATGAAAGATGGTAAAATGGTTATTGAAGTTCCTAAATCTTTAATGAGTGAATTAGGTGGACAAACAGAAGTTATTTTAGAAGATTTAACAAATGCACAAAAAACTACATTATTAGCAAACCAAGAGGCGTTTGAAAAAATGTCTACAGAAGACATTGCAAGAGGACAGTTAAGTGCTATGGAAAACATAGAAAGAGATATTGGATTCATGGCCGCTACAACAAGAGGTCGTGTAGTTAATATGGCTAAATCTGCAGCCGAAGCTGCGGGTTTAACGGGGGAAGATGCTCAGAAATTCGTCAAAGAAACTGCAGATAATGTCTCAAAGGGTACGGTTCAAATGAGTGATAACTTTAATAAGTTGGTTGGTAATTACATTAGCGAACTTAAAGGTGAAAAACCAAAATCACAAGGTACTGCTACAACACAAACAAATGCGATGAATGTTGCGGAGGCAGAAAAGAAAGCTGCGGAAGCTAAACAAGCGGCCGCAAATACCTCATCAACAAAAGTTGTGAAAGTTGAAGTTTCAGCTAAATCATCTGAAGCATTAATGGATGGTTGGACTAGACAAATTATCAGAGATGCAAGTGTAAAAGAAGATTTTATAAACACAGGTAATGATGAATATACAGCACCACCAAAAACTAAATAAATCTATTTATTATAAAATATAATGCCAAGTTACTTAGACTTTAATTCGACTAAAAAATTCAGAGATTATATATTAGGTAAAACACTTAATGTACCTAATGGTCCACAGACTTTTAGTAATGCATCATTTTCAGTTGATAAGTTAAGTGACATGTCTAATAAAGACAATGGAGACGTTGTTTTAAACGATTCTACAAGTAGAAAGACACAAGTTGATAACATATCTAATTTAAATGTTAATCAACCTTCTGACAATTATTTAATTGTTGAAGATTTAAATACAGTATTAATACAAAGAAGAAGTAATGGTTTAAATCTTTATCCTTATTTCCCAACAAATACACCAACGTATAATTTAGTTGGTATTATGGGTTCATCAAAATATGATAATGAATCTGAATTATTTAAATTTGCGGCTAACAATATTAAAAACAATCCTGATGGACCTGTTCTTTCAAGAATATCAAGAAATATTGATACAGCAACAAATGGTAGATTAAGATTATTGGATGCTCTTAATGGTAATACCGCAACTGCGTTTAACATAGTTACGGGTAGAGAACCATTGGTTGACCCTAATAATAAAATTACAGTAGCAAGAACTTTACCGGGTAAAGCAATTGATTTTTTACAAACCATTTCAGGAACACAATTACCATTTAGTGAAATACCTGGCGATTATTTATCGAATCCAGCAAATCCTGTAAATATAAGACCACAAGCAAGAACTGAAGTTGGTAAATTATTTCAAGATGTTACAGGTGTACTAGGTTCATTAATTGGTATAAAAAGAAGACCAAGGTTATCAAGAAAACCTTCGGACTTATTAATCGAATATATGGGTGACGGTCAAAAAAATAGATTATTTGATACGTTAACATTTAACAAATATGCACCAAATTATACAACAACCGCAAGATCACAAAACACCTCAAAATTATTTAATTTTATTGACAGAGCAGCACAAGGTGTAAAAAATATTTTAGGTGTTGAAGCACCTGCGGGAATAGCATATATAGGGGACGATAGAGGTGAAGATGTAAAATATGCGATGGGTGATTTTAATGATAGACCCGTTAGAAGTCCATATTATCTTTCAATAATGTTTGATAGAGTTTCTGCCGAATTATTTCACAGAAGTAAAAACATTACTGAGGGAGGTAAAATTACCGGTAATCTTACATGGATTAGTAAAAATTCTAAAAATAAATTAGGTTCAGGTAATAAAGAATGGGGTAGTGAATCATCAACATTTGACGATTCAAAATCCACCGCATTTAATTTTAGAGAAGATTCTATATTAGGAACTACACAGGAAATTTTAAATTCGATGCCATCCGACGGAGGATCAATTTCACATGTTGGAAATGTAATCGACCAAACAAGTAGAGTATTTGGAGAAGGTGATTTAAGAATATCAAAAGGTTCTGCAATCAAATACACAAATAAATTTTCAGGTGAAGAAAGTGGTGTTGAATATTGTAGAGTATGGACAAAGGATAGGTCATATATGCACTATTCCGATACCATGAAAAGAACAGGTAATGTAAGAAAATTTGACGGTAGTGTAATGGGAGGAGGAAGTACACCGTGGAATTTAAATTATGCACCAATGTCTAACGGTAATAAATCTTTTGATGGTTCAACAAATATAGTTGACAAGTATCCATATGGAGGAGGTTTTTACGCTAAAAAGTATATGTTCTCAATTGAGAATTTGGCTTGGAAAACATCTAATAGAGATGGTTTTAAAGTTACCGATTTACCGGCTTGTGAAAGGGGTAATAACGGAGGTCGTGTTATGTGGTTCCCACCATATGATTTAAAAATGAACGAACAGAATAGTGCAAGATGGGAGGAGAACTCTTTTTTAGGAAGACCGGAACCAATTTATACTTATCAAAATACATCAAGAAGTGGTACAATATCTTTTAAAGTTGTTGTTGATCACCCAAGTATTTTAAATTTATTAGTTAGAGAACACTTCAAAGGAATGTCGGATGAAGAGGCGGATAATTACATTAATGCATTTTTTGCTGGATGTGAAGAAATTGATTTTTATAGTTTAATACAAACATATACAACTTTAGATAGTGACGATATTAATCTAATAAAACTATATTTAAATTCTTCTAAACCACCACAGGAAATTAAAAAATACAAATATACCACAACACCAGTTACATTTCCTAAACCCGATAAAGGACAAAATGGAGGTAAAGACACAACGGTACAATTTGATAAGAGATTTTATTTTGCAAACGATTATCCTAAAAAAGATGGTTCAACAAAAGGATCAACAAATTTAACGTACACACAATTATATGAACAGTATGTTAAACAAAAAGTAACATACACTGGAAATACTGTTATCGATTTAGGTGAATTAGTGGTAGGAACAACCGAAAATCATAAAAAAGATAGATTGGTTATTTTTGGTAAAGAATCTATTGATTCTGCAACAAGTGGAGCCACAATTAGTAAAGAAGCACAAAAAATTGCAACAGGGTTTGATGAATTAACAAGTGGGTATACAGAATACAATACAAAATTAGCTGCATTAAAATCTGATATTACAGGTAAGACGGTTAGCGAAGTTACTTTTTCAATTTCATCATCAACTTCAGAAGTTGCAGATAGTACATATAATTTTTATTTAGGTGTTAGAAGAGGACATAGTATTTTTCAAGATATATTCAAAGGAATATCAAATGGTAAAACACCTGAACTAAAATGGTTTAACGATACCGTTTTAAAACCATATGAAAAAACAGGAACCAATCAAAAACCAGGAGAATTTGTAAAAGAATTTACATTTAAGGATTTTGGTTATGACGTAGATGGTAAGTTTATTTTTAAATTTAATACAAATGGTGAAGATACCACTTTAAAAAACACAGGTGGTAAAGATAATTTAAATTGTAATCAAAAAATATTAACAAGACAAGGTCTTAAAGATACATCACCTATTGCATTTTATTGTAGACAAGCTAGAGTTAAATTTGATTATAAGAAGAAACCTGAACAACCACAGGAAATTACAGTACCAAATATACCGGTTCCAATAACAACAATTGAACCAGATGGTACAACGACTGTACCGAATAGGAAACCTACTATAGATGTGATGAAGAGAATCATTATGAAAACATTATCGGAGTGTCATTACTTTAAAAAGTTAGAAGAAGATTCACCAGTTGCATTTACCTCATTAAAAGAAAAATTAAGATATTTCCATCCGGGTTTCCATTCAACAACACCCGAAGGATTAAATAGTAGATTAACATTCTTATTGCAATGTGTAAGACCTGGAGATACAATCCCAATTAAAGGAGTTTCGGACCCATTAGATGTGGGAGCAAGAAATACTTCATTTGGTCCACCACCTATTTGTGTTTTAAGAATTGGTGATTTTTACCATTCTAAAGTTATTATTAGAGATGTTGGAATTACATATGAAGATAGTACTTGGGATTTAAATCCAGAAGGAATTGGTGTACAACCAATGATTGCTAATGTAAGTTTACAAGTTTCATTTATTGGAGGACAAGGTTTAGAAAAACCTGTTGAGAGATTACAAAATGCATTATCGTCAAACTTTTTTGCAAATACAGAAATGTATGATGAAAGAGCAATTTCTACAACAACTAAAATAGACGGAAAAGACGCTGAAAAATTCACAAAAGATTTTTTAGAAGAATTACAAAAAAGAAACGGATTTTCGTTAGAAGGTAAAAACGATTCAGCAAACTCAAACAAAACAGTTGAGGGAACATATATCGGAACCCCAAATGGAAATAAGATGAAATATACTAACACCATTGATATGGTTTATAGTAGTGTTGGAAATTACTTTAATACATACCAAACCGCATATAATGAAGTTATAAAGAACTTTGGTCCAAAAATAGGTCAAATGTTTTTATCACAAAATTTTAGAACAATAACTGGATATACTGTTAATACCAATACAACATCTGCAGAAGACATAAAACTATTGGGAGAATATAAACCTTCTCTTGATTTAAATAAATTAAAAATAAGATTAACTGACTCATTAGTTAATTATGTTTCCAATACTGCGGATTTAACTAGTGTTTTAGGATTTTCAGACGTATTACCATCATCATTAGTATCTAATTCAAATGACTTATTAAAACCATATGTTAAAAAATTAATTTCAGATAAGACACAAAAGATTAGTGATTTTAAGGAAATGAAAAAAGTAGAAGATGTTAGAAAAGAGGTGATTGAGGCATTAGACAAAGTTAATTTTATTACAAAATACGAAAGAGATGGTAAAATAGAAAAGGAAAATTATAGTGGAGTTACTTTTAGTGTGGGATTTACAAATGAAGGTTTTTATTCAAACTATTCAAGCGTTATAACATATATTAAAAATAACTTCCAACATTTTACAGAAGATTTTACAACTACATTAGATTATTCAGCATTATCACCACAAGATATGAATGATATGTTATCTGTATTACTTAAAGATGAAAAGAAAAGTATTTTAGATTTATATAACGTTGATACTGTAAACTTTACAGATAAGATAAAAACAAAATTAGAAAAGAAATTTGATAATTTTATTACAAAACCAACAGAGAAGAAGTTTAAATTAGATAAATTTCCTGTTAAGAAAAATGATAAAGAAATTGAATTTGAGGTAGTAACGGGGGAGTTAACCACGGAAGCGAAAACAGATTTGAAGAAAATATTTAATACAAAGAATAAAATAGGTGATAAACTAAATTATTATAAACCATGAGTAGGGACTATTTTGACAGGTACCAATATTTTTTAGCGGACGGTAAATTTAGAATTGTCCCTGGCATTGAAATTCCTATAAAGGGAAGTGATAAGTATATGCAATACAAAAGGGGTAAAGATAGATTAGATAAAATATCACAAGAGTATTATAACTCACCATTATTTGGTTGGATTATATTACAAGCAAATCCATTACTTGGTAGTGTGGAATTTGAAATACCTGATAATTCTTTTATTAGAATACCATTTCCTCTGATTAGCACTTTACAAGATTACAAAAGTGCTGTAGAATTGTACAAGTTATATTATGGCGAACAATAAGTTAAACAGTGGTGAAAATATATTAGTCAAAGTTGACCAAAACAATTTAATATACATCGACCCAAACAGCGTTGTGAACAATGGCGTTGTTGAAGAAAGAGGGGTTAAACAAGAAAACTTGGTGATGTATGTTAATTTAGAGGCTGATTTAATTCCAAGAACCACATTAGTTGATTCGGGTAATAAAACCACATTGGTCTCTGTTGCAAAAGGAACACTCAACATTCTAAAACCAAAAACAGGAGATTACGATACGTCATGGACCGAGGCATATAATGGTAGTGACAACGTTGTTACTGAAAAAGATTCTAACGGTAATCAAATTTATAAAGGTGTTGAAAATAAAGGTTATGATGGAACCGCACAATCTTTTGGTATTGACAGTATTAACATCAATATCAAAGGTGCAAATTTCATACCACAAATTAACATAAACTTTATCGATGTTAGAGGTAAGACTTTATTTGAGTCTCCTGAGAATTCACCATATAATGCGTTTTTTCACATGCCTTGGCCAATATTTTACTTAACAGTAAAAGGATATTATGGTAAGGCAATTAGATATCGTTTACATTTAGTTAAATTTAATACAAAATACAACGAATCAAATGGTAATTTTGAAGTTTCAACCACATTTGTTGGTTCAACATATGCATATCTAAACGACATACCATTAACGGGTATATTAAATGCTCCGTATATGTATGCAATTGAAAAAGAAACAAACACATCTTTTAACGAAAAAACGGGTAGATACGAGAAGAAGGTTTCAAAATCTTCAAGAGGTTATACAATGTTGAGGTCGGTATATGATGAATATATTGCAAAGGGATTATTACCTAAAAACTTCCCAACGAAAACACTAAGAGAAGTTATTACGGTTGCAAGAAGTTTAGATAAAATATTAGAAAAGGAAATATTCAACCAAGTGGTTGATTATAAAATATTTGCAGGTTTAAAGGAATTTGAAAAAACAGTACAGAATTTTGAAACTGCGGTTAGAACTTGGGGTTCAATTAACTTAGAAAAAAACACATTTGAAATAAATGGAGTCACAGGAGTTACATATAGTTATCTTTCAGGACAGGAAAAAACAAGTACAACTAAATTAATAAATCCAGAAAAAGCCGGAACATTAGAAAAAATATTAATAGAATACCCAAAAGAACTATTAAAAACACAGTTATTTGCCCAAAAATACATTAACGATACAGGGGCTGATTTTAAAAAAGAAACATTTTCTTTTATTAATCAAATTAAAAAAGTTGGTGAGTACTGTAATGGTTTTGCACCTCACGAAGGTAAAATAATTGTAAACTTAAATGCAATTTTAACGGACATATTCAACATACAAAAATCATTTGTTGCACAAAGAGACAAGTTAGAGGCTAAAGTTGAACAAAAAATTAATGAAGTTATTAAAGACCCAACAAAGGGTGGAATTGGTTTTGAACCTACAATAAGAAATATTATAGGTGTTATTCTTGCAAATGCAGATGTTTACATTAGATTAATGAAAGATGTTCATAATAGAGCATTTGAAGTTGCGGAAAGAAGAAAAAAAATAATAGGTAATTTAGAAGATGAGTCAAAAGACGGACAAATTTACCCATGGCCTGAAATTAAAAAACAAACACCAAACAAACAAAAAGTTTTGGCGTATCCAGGAGACCCTGAGTTACAACAAAAATTACAAAGTTTTAACAGATCACTTTGGCCTGAAATAGATTTTCTTGAAAACTACCACGGAGTTGCAACTAAAAGACTCGACTCATTAGCACAAAAAGAAGGTAATGTTGGTAATATTAGTTACATTTTTGAAGAAAATTCACAAGAACAAAATTTCAATAATATATCAACGTTATTAAGTTTAACACCAAATGTTCCATATTCAAATAAATCTATTTCTTCTCTTATATATGAAATATATGAAAGGTCTAGATATACGATGGCAATTGACACTTTTAATAATGCATCAATAAAAGAATTGGCATTAATTGATTTTTCTAATTTGGAGAAACTATTAAAAGAAGATTATGATATTATAGATATTTTAAATACGATAGATAGTAAAGAAAAAATGGAACAATACCTTTTATCGTTTTCACCATTTGAAAGATATCCATATGTACAAGACCAATTACCAACGGTAGAATATGTTAACCAATTATTGGCAAAACCATTTCAAATAGAAGAATATACAACATCTAAAAAAAGTGGTGAGTCAGGGAATCTTTATAAAAACTTAAATAGTAATTTATTTTCATATTTAGCGGAACCATATAGAACAAAAATATACCCATTCAATTCTGAACAATACTTGTCTTATATTAAAAAACCAAAATTTGAACCTCAAGAATTTAAATTTGAAGGTATTTTACAGGTAAACACTAAAGAAGGGTTAATTAGTTCACCAATCAATTCATTGTTTTGGATTAAAGATGGTTATACAACAGATATTTTTGCAAGAAAATTAGATTTAGATACTTCTGATGGTTTATTTAGTTCTGTTAATATTTTAAACACACCATATTTTCATAAACAATTATATAACGATTTACATAAAACATCATCATACGGAAAATATGTGGGTTCCGCGTATCTTTTATTAAACTCATTACCATTTGTTGATTTAGATGAAATGGTTAACTTTGGATTATCAAGTACAAGACCTTCTTCGTTATTTAAAGAAGTAAGTTCTTCACACTATATTCCATATCATTTAATGTTAAAGTGGGGTTCCCAATATCATAGATATAAAAAGTATCTAACTGAAAATGTTGATATTATAAGTGGAATAACATCTTCGATTGATACAGGAGCATTTTTCACTTGCCCCGGATTTAACGTTCCTGGCGAAATTGAAATTGGTAATGAAACTGTTAGTGATGTACTTGATACAGGAGTTCATCCATTCTACGACGCTCTTTACCACCAATTTATAAATGATTATAGTCATTTTGATATTAATGCACCAAGCGGTGTTAATTCTTTTACTGGTAGAACAACAAGTAATACAATAAATTTTGATAGAGTATCAAACGGAGATGAATTTAGATATTGGACATCATTTGTTGATAATTCTAAATTAAAATCAACAGATACACACTATACATTATTACCATCAGTTGGAGCAAACTCATCTTCAAATTTAGATTTAACAACAGGTTCAGATTCAGAAAAAAACTTTAATAAAGGACAAAATTCATTTAGAATAGTGTGGACAGATGAAACTGTTTATACAACTTATACGGGTAAAACGTTTCCATCTTATGATGAATATCACATTGATGTTAATTTTGGAGATTACTTAGTGATGGATAGTTCTATTAAATTTAAAAAGGTTAATGATTTAATTGCAACTTTTAGTCCTGATATTTTAGATAAATTTGAGGAATACTTTTTAGACTTTGCAACTGAAAGAGTTATCGAGGAAACCCCATACAAAAAATTTAAATCCGTAAAACAGGATAACTTTCAAAATTTATTAAAATCTATTGTAACGGTTAAAAAGAAAGATAGCGACCCAACAAACACAAATTTGTTAATAAAAACTTTAAGAGAACAACAATTAGAAAATTTAAAAACAATAACAAAAGATATTTTATCTGATTCTAATTTAATAAAGATAACTATTGGTAACCCGAAAGAAATTGATTTATACACTTGGAATGGATTTGCGGAAAGTGGAAGCGTAAAAAGTTTCTCATATAATAATTTTGATATTGTACAAACAGGAGACACAACAAATCAAAAGGATTTAAAATTAATAATTGGTACAGAACCATATACGGGAACACCGACAAATTATTATGTGGAATTTTTCAGTACTAATAATGTAGAATTTACTGAAGAATATTTTAGAATTTTTAGACCTTTAGTTTACATCTATGCGGGTTATAGAAAAAATGGAGGTACAAATACAAAAGGAGCATTCCAACAATATCTAATTAGTAACATACTTTCATATAACACTATATTCCATAACGGAATTCAAAATAGACAAGATTTATATTTGAATACTATTATATCTAAACTTGTTGGTCTTAAGAGTGAAACAAAAACAATACAACAAACAATTTTAAATGGGTACAATGACAGTCCCATGAAACTTGAACAATATAATTATTTTAAATCATTTAATGATAAATGGATTGCAGGTAATTCTATAGGACAAAGATTGTTATTAGAGGAATTTTTATTTTTAGATAAAGCAAATAGAGATATTGGAGATAAAGCGTATTTTAGTTTAGAAAAACTAATACCGTTAGAAGAACCGGAAAACGACAAACAAAACCTATACGGTCTTATTGGTATGTTGATAAATGGTACTGGATTTGATATGAGAGGTTTACCAGCATATGTAAATTTTTATGGAACAAATTTAACAACCAAATCTAAATTAACACCATCTAAAAAGGTGGCTCAAAATTTATTTGGTACGTTTTTAGAGGTAGATTATCAAGAATCGTCTCCAAAGATGATTTTACAATATACGGGACCAACTTCCAAACATTTGGAAATGGCTGATGTTAGTAAAAAATACAATTTTAATGACGACAGTTTTAATGTTGGTAATGCAAATAAAAATCCTTTAGTCATAACCATACCTGATATATTCAGCAATGCTGATTTATCAAAATCAAATAAGGTGGTTGCGTTTGAAGTTAATTTTGGAGACCAAAACCAAAGTATTTTCAAAGGGGTTAGTTTAGACCAAAGTTCAATAAGAAATACTACGGAATCATTTATTGCTCAAGAAAATTTAGGTAGGTCCGAATCAGGATCGGGAGCACACCAAGTAGATATTGGATTATTTGACATATACAGACAAGCGTCATATACTTGTGATGTTACGTGTTTAGGTAATGTAATGATACAACCAACAATGTATTTTTATTTGAAAAACATACCAATGTTCAAAGGTTCATATTGGATTACAGAGGTATCACATAAAATCAATAACAACAACATAACAACTTCGTTTAAGGGTACAAGAATACCATATGCTTCATTACCAGACCCTAAAGATTCATTCATGGCAAGTTATAGGGCGTTATTCGATAGAATTACCAAAAGTGCGGTTGCTCGAGTTAAACAAGATAGTTTAAACATAACAGGTTCGACTAAAAATGAAAAATCAATTAGTACTGACCAAGGTACATTTACTATTGATATGGGGGGTAAGGAACAAGAAATTAAAGGAGAACAATTAACAAAAGAAACGGGGGTCAATGTATTTGGTGTTAGATATAACGGATATAATGGTGAGAAATACATCCAAAAAGTAACATATAACAAGAATGAATACTTTAGAGCAATTGCTGTTGGGATGGGAGGTAAAACATATAAACCTGAAGATGCAATTCAAATGAATTTATTGTCTCGACTAAAATCAAAAACCATACAGGGTACGACGATGAATAATAATGGAGAATATGTTAGTTATTTAACTTGGGGGGATATTAACAAAGAAAAAGACTTTTATTCATTAAGATTTGATTTGAGTGTTGCATCTGCGGATATTATTATTGGAACAGTTAATAAAACACAAGGAGTTAATATAACACATGCCGGAGCAACCACTCATTTTCTTAACCCCAAAACAAATAAAAAAATAACAATAACACCAAATGGAAGTAACCCCATCACAAAGGATAATATAACAGGACCAATAAATGTTGGACCAAATCTCGATGGATATGGAATCGCATTATCACAATCATTAATGACCAAATTGGGATTATATGATGGAGATGTTGTTTATTTCACAATGACATAAGAATATTAACAAATTTGGGATATTTATACAATATAAAAGAATATTATGGAAAATAATAAAATTAATGCAGTAGATCAATTCTTAAATCCAAAAAAAGTTAGAAAGGTTTCTAATGACGGAATGGAAAGAGAAGAATGTGATATGGTAACGGGAGAATGTTACACAATCAGAGAAAAAGACGGAATTGTTGAAAGAATAAATAAAAAATACGTTACAAACGACGGAAGACAATTATTACAAGATTAAGCCATGTTAGAACAAAAACTACAAGAAGAATTAAATCGTTACAAAGCCATTAACAAATATGGTAAAACGATGATAATGGAGCAAGATGCTCCTCCAGCTGACCCAGCATTAGATGCGGTGGCACCACCAGCTGACCCAGCATTAGATGCAGTGGCACCACCTATTGACCCCGCGGCACCTATTGACCCTGCAGCTGCACCTGCTGATGTACCGGCTGAAACCGATACAACAGAAGAGATTGATATTACAGATTTAGTTAATATGACTAAAAGTCTTAAAAAAGATGTTGAGGATAGTAAAAACGAAAATGGAGATGTTATCGGAAAGATGGATGATGTGTTTACCAAATTAAGTGATTTAGAATCTAAATTATCTCAAATGGACCAAGTTATGGCTAAAATTGACGAATTGGGTGCTAAAGTTGAAGCGTCAAAACCAAAAACGGGAGTTGAGAAACTTGAAATGCGTTCATTGGATTCATATCCGTTTAATGAAAAACCACAAGAATTTTTCGCACATAAACAAGGTGAAATGCAAGTAAGTGGTAAAAATGAATATGTATTAACCAAAAATGAAGTTGATAATTATCCAACAGATACTATAAAAACCTCATTTAATCCAGAACAACAAGAAGATGAATATAAGTTCTAACGTAAACTTTTTATTGGGATTACAAACACAAATGAAGATTAATCATTGGCAAACCAAAGGTTATGCTAGACACAACGCATTTGGTGGATTTTATGATTCATTAAGTGATTTAATCGACACATTTATTGAGTCCGCAATGGGAAAATATGGTAGATTTACATTAGATGAGGAAACAAAAACAATTCAATTAAGTAACTTATCTGAATTAGATATGAAGGGTATGATTTCAACAGTAAGAGATGCGTTGGTTCAAATGAGTGAGCAATTAGACTCGTCAGATACCGATTTATTAAATATTCGTGACGAAATCTTAGGAGAATTGAATAAATTATCTTATCTTTTAACATTAGAATAATAAAATTATTAAAAAAACCAAATTAAATGATATCAGGTTCAGCGGCAAGAATTGCATCAAACACAGCAACAAGTTCATTATCTTACATAGATAGTTTAGTAACTGGAGCAACTGCTCAAGGTTTATACTCTATAACGGTGGATGGAGCAAGAGTAAACCCACAAATGATTACCACATTAAAATCTTATGGTTTTACGGTGGATACCACATATGACACTATGGGAACCTATCCAAGATATGTGATTTCTTGGTAATTCAACCTTAAAAAAAACTTTAAAAATAATTTAACCCAGATTTCCAAGTCTGGGTTTTTTTATGTATATTTTACTATAACGTTTTAAAAACTTAAATTTTAACAATTATGTCTACATTTGACGCAGTACTAGCACAGTACGAGAAAAACAAGAACAACGCCACAAGTGGCAATGCAAACAAAGTATCCCAAGAGGATAGAATGAAGAAGTATTTCACAACCGTATTACCTAAGGGTTCTAAGGGTGAAGAAAGACGTATTCGTATTTTACCTACAAAAGACGGTAGTTCACCATTTGTTGAGGTGTATTTCCACGAAGTTCAAGTGGATGGAAAATGGGTAAAATTATATGACCCTAAACAAGAAGGTAAACGTTCACCATTACATGAAGTTTACGAGGGATTAATGATGACAGGTGTTGATGCCGATAAAGAGTTGGCTCGTACATACCGTTCACGTAAATTCTATATTGTAAAAGTAATTGACCGTGACCACGAAAATGATGGTGTTAAATTTTGGAGATTTAAGCACAATCACAAAGGTGATGGTATTATGGATAAAGTATTTCCAATCTTCCGTAACAAAGGAGATATTACAAATCCTGAAAATGGACGTGATTTAATTCTTTCTTTGGCCTTAACAAAATCAGGTAACGGTAAAGAATATACAACAATCAATTCAGTAATTCCTGAAGATGCGGGTTCATTACATACAGATTCTGATGTTGCAAAAACATGGTTAGATGATGAATTAACATGGTCTGATGTTTATTCTAAGAAAGACGAAAACTACTTAGAGTTAGTTGCAAGAGGAGAGGCTCCACGTTGGGATAGTGACCAAAAGAAATATGTGTCATCTTCTACAAGTGAAGAAGTAATCGCATCACCTAAAACACCAACTGCACCTGTGGTTGACCCACAAGATGATGAAGATGTAGATGGAGATTTACCATTCTAATAATACTATAGGACCCTCATTAAAGTAAATGCCACTACGTTGAAATAATGAGAGGTCCTTTTTAAAAACAAAACAATGGCAGGAATTAAAAAGACAGATTTCTCGGCAATCAAGAAGAAATTCTCAAAAGAGGCCGAATATAAAGCTGACCGTTTCTTCGACTTAGGAGATGCGTTTTTAGAGGCAACAGGTATTCCTGGCCCCGCAATGGGTCACATCAATATGTTATTAGGACATAGTGATACAGGAAAAACAACTGCTTTGGTTAAAACAGCGGTAGACGCACAAAAAAAGGGTATCCTACCTGTGTTCATTATTACAGAACAAAAATGGAGTTGGGACCACGCTGAGTTAATGGGGTTTGATAAAGATGGAGAATATCTATTCAATAGTGACTTCGAATATATCGAGCAAATCACGGATTACATTAATGAATTGATGGACGCACAAGAAAAAGGTGATATCCCTTATGATATGTTATTCCTTTGGGATTCAGTTGGTTCAGTACCATGTAAAATGACTTACGATGGTAAAGGTGGTAAACAACACAACGCATCTGTTTTAGCTGATAAAATTGGTATGGGTATCAACCAACGTATTTCAGGTTCAAGAAGAACTGATAAACCTTACACAAACAGTTTGGTTATTGTTAACCAACCTTGGGTAGAATTACCTGATAATCCTTTTGGACAACCAAAAATCAAAGCTAAAGGTGGTGAAGCCATTTGGTTAAACTCATCATTAGTATTCTTATTCGGTAACCAAAAAGGTGCGGGAACTACTAAAATCTCTATCACTAAAGATAAGAGAAAAATCAGAATTGCAACACGTACCAAAATCTCAATCAGTAAGAACCACATCAATGGTGGTGGATATGAGGATGGACGTATATTGGTAACACCACAAGGTTTTATGCACGGTAAGGACGATACTGAAGAGAAACGTTCTATCGAGGAGTATAAGAGAGATAATGGTGATTACATTGGAAAACAATTAGGTGTTAATGTTACAGACATCGCGGACGTACAAGTTGTAACAGAGGAAAGTGATTTATAATAAAATTTTTTAATGTCTGTTTTACTTGTTGATGGAGACAATTTACTTACGATTGGTTTTTACGGTGTCAAAAATGCATTTCATAAGGGGACACATATTGGAGGAATATATCATTTCCTTAATACTCTTAGAAGATTATTTGAGACGCATCATTTAGATAAGATTGTTGTATTTTGGGATGGTCAAGAAGGTTCACAGTGCAGAAAGAAAATTTATGTTCACTACAAAGAAAATAGAAGATCTAGAATTCGTACTGAAGAGGATTTAAATTCGTACAATTACCAAAGAGATAGAATAAAACAATATCTTGAGGAATTGTTTGTTAGACAAGGAGAATATGAATTTTGTGAGTCAGATGATAATATCGCTTACTATGTTCAAAACTCACCTAACGAGAAGAAAATAATATTCTCTTCAGACGGAGACTTGACACAATTAGTGTCAGAAAACACACAAATCTACAATCCTATACACAGGATTTTATACAAACAAAATGATACAATAGTCTATGACCATGAGGAAATCTTAATTGAAAACGTTAAGTT